GCGTAATGAGGGTTATCAAACTCTTTCTTCATGACGGACTTACCATCAAGAGTAGTATAACCAGTTTCTTGTCTTACCGGGCCGGTAAATAGATAAGGACGGCAAGGTTCTTCGTAGCTGAATCGCTCGCCGTTCTCGTAGCCTCTATGAAGGATCTTAGATCCTCTAAGCTGAACATTAGTATAAAACTTCACAATAAGTAATCCATAATAAATTAATACAAACGTATTATAAGCGATCCTAGGACCGCTATCAAGGTTTAACTATGTGTAATATTGTCTGCGAATTCGATTAATTCTAATCTGCCTTTTACTTCAGCTATTTTATCAGCAGCTAATCCAGCTCCGTGAGCTTCGATTGCTGTTGACATAGCCGCATGATCCTTAGCTACTGCAGCTGCAATTTCGTCAGCTGAGATAGTATCAAAATGTGCTACTAAAGTAAGAGCATGTTGCCATACAGAAGGAAGATCACTCCAGTTTGAAATAGCAGCGTCTGCTTCTGAAACAGCTGAATTTCTATCAGCTTCTGAAACAGCAACGCCTTCATTCATAGCTTGAAGTTCTTGGTCTAAAATTTCGTTAATAAGTGCCATCAATTTCTCCTAATAGAAATATATTATGTGAGTATTTATGTGAATCAATGATGCAGGATCATAAAGATATGTCAATTATTTTAAAAGCAGCTAACATAAATCCAAAGACACATACTTGTATAATAGATGCCCAGAAAATTTGCCTCATAGGATGTATATTAACAATCTTCTCGACCCAGCTTTCGCTGGGTGAGAGATTTACGATTTGTAATAATTTTTCTTCTTTCATACAACAACTATAATTTTTGAGCTTTCTATCTCGCGCAGGGCTCTTAAAGCGCCATTCACATCCGTGTGAACAGCTGTAAAGAGCATCACTGCTACGAGTAAATGTCTCATTAGTAACCTCTCGCTGAGGCAATAATTGTAAATACAGGTAAAGCAAATGGAAGAGCTAGTAGTAAACTAATTTTTACGACTTCACAGATATGACAAACAGTGTCCTTATCTTTTAGGTTTTCAATTTTATTTACCATGCTCTTCGTAACATATGTTACTGTGGTCATGGTATCTCCAGGTTTTAATATATAAACAAACGATATAATATTATATCACGAGTATTTATAATAAAAAGACGCACCGAAGCACGCCTTTTTTAAAAAAAGTTAAGTTATTTTACTCAGCTAAGAATGTTTTTTCAGATACATCTTTGCCTATCTCAATCGTACGAGGTTTTAACTCTTCTGGTATGATATGGGCTAGTTTAATCTGAAGAACTCCGTCTTTAATATCAGCTCGTTTCACAACTACATCTGTATTAAGAATAAAGTCTTTATAAAATTCTCGACTAGATAATCCTTTATGTAAATATTGTGATGTTGGCTTATCTTTTATGTTAGCTGATACGGTTAGCTTATTTTCAGTAAGTGTGAGTTCTATATCTTCTTCTTTGAAACCAGCTACAGCTAATTCAATCATATAGTTCTCATCATCTATCTTTACAATATTGTAAGGTGGATAGTTATGATTACTTACGTGTTTTGCTCTTTCGAGGTCTTGGAATAGTTGATCGAAACCAACTGAGAAAGTCCCGAAACGGGACAATAGGTCTATGCTTGTCATGTTATCTCCTTTATTAAGCAAGTTAAATATGAGCCCAGAATCCTGGCACTCATATTATATATAGGCATCCTTTCGGAAAAGTCAAGCAGCTAATTCAGTTTTTAGCTGCTCTGATCTATGATCGAACCAACCATTGTCAATCTTATATTGACATTCATAGTTGCTTCTTTCACTGTTAGGAAGTAAATCCCATTGCTCAGACTTAGCATGAATCTTACGGTTCATCCATCCATCTGGACCATTAAAAGTAAACTTAAGAGCTGACCATTTATTATCAGCATACTTAAGAGTGATAGGCGTCTCCCACTTCTCACATACCTTATCAGCATTCTCAGCAATGTAGTACTCTAATATATACTCTTTAGAAGCTGGGTTGTGATACTCAATAAGCGACTTAAGAGTCGGTATACCATCTCTCTCAATTCTGAGAGCTTGAGGGCCAGTGATATCTTCTACTACATAAGTAGTACCACCTTTAAATTTCCAATAATCCTCAGACTTGCCTGGGACAAAGTCTTCGTTATGAGCTGCATAGTTTTCGCAGTACTGAGTGTTAATAATAAGTTTCATAATCTACTCCTTTTTTAAATTATACAATTATTATAACCTAACGAGAGAGAAAGTCAACTATTATTTTGATTTTTATTTCTTAAAGGTCTTACCTTCTTTCCGTATGAACCATTATAGTCTAAGCATATTCTATAAAGCAATCGATCTCCTTTTACTTCATTACGTTTATGTAAACTATTCCATTGGTCCATAAAGACAAAGTCACCTGCTTCCCATTCATGATGATAAACATATCTATCTTGAAAGCACCACTCCATTAAGAAGTTATATGTGTCTTTATCTAAGCCGCCTTGTATGTAATGGTAAGAAAAGAATAGAGCTCTATCACCATTATAGGGATGAGTATGTACTAAAGGTTTCCATACTCCTTCTGGATATAACTTTTTAGTATCAAACATAACGAGTTCTTTATCGTCAGGATCTAAGTTATAAAATGTATTGTTTTTAAATTGATAATTACAGACTGTATTATCGAGACGATATTTAACCTCAGTAGGTAAATCGTCATAGGCTTGTCTCATGTCAACAAAACTAGTAATAGAATCATCACCAGGCTTAACACAATAGAGAGCTACACATGCCTCATCTCCAATGAGCTTTCTGCCATTACCGTTGGAATGCCACCCCAGCTCTTTATCAGCAAAGATGCCAATCTTTTCGCCTTCAACTCTCTTATTAGTAACTCTGAATAGACCAGGATATTCAGGATGCATATAGAACCTTCTAGGGTTCATAACATTACCTATCGTATTTGTTATACGTACAATATCTGATTCGTGTAAGTTTTGATCACGGAGTATAGTGATGTTATAGTTTGGTAATTTCTTTCCAAACTTTTTAATCATCTCACTATCATACTCCTTGATGTTTATATCAGGAGTGTATACTTGCATTATTTAATTTATCTTTTTACCGATGTTATATTTTGCGACTAATTCCCACTGAGACTTTTCTTTATGAGGAATAATTTTAATCTTAGATACAGGCACCATTGGTTCAACTATCATGTCTGGTTTAACTAATGTTAATAGTCCCCACTCAGTTAGTAGCTTAGCAATGCAGTTCCTTCTGCCTTCATCTTCCTTTGTAAAGTCATGTGGTTTATTATCAAGTGCAAATAGTTCCTTAAAATGAACAATATAATATCTGCCTTGTTTATGCAAAATATGACATGATTGAAATAGTGTATTAGTTTTCTTAGACGCAACACCAATACGCGTCAATGTTTCTTTTATTTTAAGAAAGTCATCATCTTTCTTAAGAAGGATTTCTACCATCTTCTCTACTTGATTGTTCATTCTGTCCCTTTATTACTGAATTACATATTATATCAAGCTGCGATTGCGATAGAATTTTGAGGTATTCCTCAGCTTTGCTTTCACTGCAATTATAATATTGTGTAATTAAACTCACCTCATTATTATTAGTAGCTTTGTGCCACTTGCTAAACCTTTTGCGAGGTCTAACAATATTTATGAGATAGTCATACGCGAGCTTATTGTCTATGGATGTTCTCATATTCATTTCATTCGCATGCAGTACAGTATCAGGGTAGTATGATAATCCTCTGTTAGTTAAAAACGGCACATATTCTTTCTCTTCTATATCAGAGTGCATAATATAGTTTTTCTTATATGATATAGAATTGAGAAAGTCAAATGGCTTCATAGATTTATTTCTTCACCTTGAGTGGTTATATTACATACTACACAAAACTCATCATCGTCATGATAACATAATCCGTTACTCAATGCACGATCTAATTTACGTTGTAGTATAGTATTTTCTTTAATGAGTGTATCTATTCTTTTATAGGAGCTAGTAAGCTGGCCTTGCAGGTCAGAGATATTCTTTTTAAGCATATCATCATTAGTCAGTCGATTCATTTTTTCTTATATACTCTAAATATTGCGCTAAGGTCGTGTCAGGAGGACAATTGTGACCTAATGCTCGAGCCCTGCTCATCGCTTCTTTCCATGTACGGAAATGTGATGCAACATATTTAACGCTATGTGTTTCTGTACTTACCATTATTTATCCTATTTAAGTTCACAGTTAACCATAATCTCAGCTAAGCAAGCTGACATATTTAACTCATGATCAGCTACGAACGCAGCCTTATATTGATAGTCAGCTAGTATAAGAACAAGTTGAGGTACACTACCCTTCTGAAATATATCACCAGCTACATTATAAAACTTTCTAAAGATTCTAGATGAATCATTATTAATATTCTCTGCTACCCATTTACGAACACCAGTGAAGTTTTTATTCTTCATATATTCAGTAAGCTCTTTAATAGATACTTCTTGTAAGTCAGCTAAGATACCTGAGTCAATTTTACCTGTAGCAGAGTATCTCTGAAGCTCATTCAGCACACGTCTCCAATCAGGGAAATGCTTTTGTATAAAAGCAGCTACAACTTTATCATCATATTCAATCCCTTCAGCAGTAAGAATACCTTTTATACGCTCAAAGAATTCCATAGCAAGAGCAGGCTTCTCTTGTGACTTAATATCAAAGTCAATAACAGAGCATCTACTATGCAGAGGAGATATAATTCTATTTTTATAATTACAAGTAAGAATAAAGCCACAGTTCTTAGAGAACTCTTCCATAAAGTTTCTTAGAGCAGGCTGAGTAGAGTTAGCATTTAAATAATCAGCTTCGTCTAGTATAACATATTTACGTCCACCAGAGAAACTAACACTAGAAGCAAATTGCATTATGTCATTTCTTAGTGTATCAATATTACCAGAAAGAGATCCGTTAATAACTATAAAGTCTGAATCTAATTGATTAAGCATAGCCTTAGCTATAGTAGTTTTACCTACGCCAGGACCACCAGAAAGAATTAAATTAGGAACATTATTTTGATCTACAAACTGCTGGAACACAGTCTTTAGTTCATAAGGAAGTACCGTATCAGCTACTTTCGTAGGACGGTACTTTTCAACCCAGAGAAAGTTCTCACCATTTAACATAATATAATATTCTCGATTAAGAATTAGCGCGTAAGTATTCTAGAACACTTTCAGCAGAAGATACTTCAAATGGATCAGCAGGATGATCGTCCTCTTGACCCTCTTCTTCAAATAGCTTCTCAAGTCTGCCGTTTTCAATAACAGCAGCATATCTCCAACTCCTTACACCAAAGCCGAGATTATCTTTACTAACAGCCATACCCATAGAGTAAGTAAAGTCACATGAACCATCAGGTAGCATCTTTACATTTTTAATATCTAAGTTTTCAGCCCATGCATTCATTACAAATGAATCATTTACAGACAAGCAATACACTTCATCAGCATAGTCTTGAAAGTCTTCATAAAGAGCTTCATAGCCTGGTAGTTGTTGAGTAGAGCAAGTAGGAGTAAATGCACCAGGTAGTGCAAAGAGTACTACTCTTTTATTACCGAATAGCTCATAAGAGTTTCTAGTAACAAATTCTCCATCTTCTCTAATTTTAAAATTAACTGCTGGTACAGCATCACCTTCATACGTCATCATTATCGCCTTTATTAAAGTTAGAGTTAGTTTCAGTAGCAACAAAGTACTCAAGCTTACATCCTTCTGTATTAATAGAAGTAAATTTAGCAATACCTTTTGCTGATACTTCGATAAGATAGCTAAGGTTAAGCAGCTTAAGATTCTCTACTTTAAATATAAAAGTAAACTCATCTGTTGTCTCACCGATTTCAGATGAATAAACATCTGCAGTAGGGTTCTTAGAATCAATAGCACTAATATAAACTTCACCTGAACTTCCAATAAGAGCTATTTCAGGTAGCTGCATTACAGCAGCTGCTTTTAGTACTTGTGATATCTCAGACCATGATGCAGTAACTGATACTTCTGGATCAGGAAAAGATATATCCTTTTCAGGAGGAGTAACAATCATCTGCGGATCGGCAAATGTATAGTTAATCTTTCTCTTCTCTTTCTCTACAGTTACTTTACTGTCATGGAATACTAGATTAGGTTCTTCGAATAATGATAGCACACCCATGAACCTATTCAGATCATAGATAGCACCATCACTAGGAATTGCTTCATCAATAGTAGCTTTCGCCATAACAGTCTTTTGAGGACTTACCGTTCTTAATTCCTGACCAGCCTTAAACTGAATAGAGGGATTAATCTGCGAGAAGTTTTTTAATACGTTAGCCGTCGCTTCACTTAATTGCATAATATAATTATATCCTTACTTAGGATTGGTTGCAACTTTCTTTTTCTTTAGCTTACTTTCATCAGCGGTTGCACTTGCGCCAATAGAAGCTAGATCAGCTAGTGATCCACCGAATACATATGAACCTACATGCTGTAATTGCATCCAAGGACATAACCATATATCCATATCAAGAGCGTTAACCCATTGACAGAACATATAATCTTCAGAGAGATATCTATTTGTATAGCTCTCTCTTGCTATACCGGTACGTTTTTGATCAGCAGATAAGAATGCTTTTACTTCATCAGGAGTAGCTTTTGGATTAGCTTCAAAGAATGCATCCATTTCATTATCTAAGTTCTGATACTTATCATCAATAAGAGCATCAAAGTATGCCATAATTTCTCTACTACCATCGAACTCTGCTGTTCTTACATGGTCAGGCTTATACATAAGGTTAGGATAAGCTTGGTTATATTTCTCAAATGTCTCTCTACGAATCATCATAAAGCCAGTACCACCTTCTAATACCTTAGCAGGCATATCTAGTTTAATCTGATTGCCACCTTCCTTAGGATTAAATACATAGTCACCAACATACTTGCCGAGTACTTCTGCATCATCATCAGCTACACCTTTATCAACAGCATGCTTAATTTTTTCCCATGAAATACATTTCTTAGGATATGGTCCGCACATTACATCATGTGGGTTACCATCATTAAGATCATCATGACCATCCATCATAGCTAACATAGCAATAACATCATTAGCATTAAATCCAATATCACTATCAATAAACATTAAGTGAGTACAATCTGATCTCATAAATTCATCAGCACAATAATTACGTGCTCTTGTGATAAGAGACTCATTAAAAAGATAGTAGAATTTTATTTCTATACCATATGCTTTTGCGAGTGCTGAAAGATCATTCGTTGATTTACAAAACATTCCAGCACATTGCCCACCATACATTGGTGCAGCAACAAAGAGCTTTTTCTTTCTTAGCTCTTCTATTTGAATTTGAATATTCATTATTAACCTTCTACTTTCATTACGATAAGCTCAGCGATATCAGTTCCTGGTTGTAAGAATACTTCACCGCCATTAGCGATAAACTGTCCTGTGATTAAACCTTTATATCCAGGCTCAAGAATAGTAGTAGGTAGACTACATCCACCAGCTGCCATTTTCTTATTAACAATCATAATACCGACATGCCCAGCAGGAATATTAGCATACACATCAGACGTAAACTCATAAGTACCTGGGAACATATGATAGATCTCTCTTTCCTTATCAGGATCACCTGGGTCAATCATTGTCTGAAGTTCATAAGTTTCTCTTTCAAGCTCTTGTTCTTCATTAATTACGAAAGGGTTACCTTGATAACCTTTAAGCGTCTTCGCACTAATAGGTACTGAGTAACCTGTACCTTCTTCTGCACCACTAACTAGTGCTGTTGGATCTACTAACATTTATTTCTCCTGTTTATATTTTTTATCATGCTCTTTGTCTAAACCGTAATCACCATCATATAATGAAAGTGATTCAGCTTCAAATAATAGGAACTGACCAAGTCGAGTTCCTTCTTTTACTTTAAATGGTCCAGAAGTGACATGTAGAGCCCCTGCCATTATACCCTGATAACCAGAGTCGTAAAGTCCTGAAGTTAAATAGACACCATTTCTATTTAACGTTGATCTTGTAATAACGAAGCCTGCTTCGCCTTCAGCGATAGTAACAATATTTTTAAATGTAACTTCGTATGTACCGATCGGTAAATTGTAATAGCCGTTGCCATCAGGAGCAACTTCTACTGAGCCTCTATGCTGCTTTTGTGATTCATCTAATACAAACTCATTATCATTAATAGATAAAACTGAGTCTAATCTTAGATCTACGGCGTTAGGTTGAATGTCTTGAGGTTCGACATTAGTAAGGGAGGATTCATTTCTTTCACTTGCGATATTAATCATTATATATTACCAAAATAATAAGGGTTTTCTTTAGTACTAAAGCTAGCTATATGCTGCAGTTCATTCTTATCGAAGTCAATCTTAAAGGCCCTATTAGGCTCAGTAGGACTACTTCCTGAGAACTTAGTACTGGATATATTTAGCTGATCATCTATAAACATAGGTGATATTTCATTACGAAATATAAATAATTCACCTTCATCGTATTGAAGACAGCTATAAGTACCATCAACATTATCTAACTGTCGATAGCCATGAGATATCGCTTCATGTATTAAAGCAGTATCCCATTCAAGGTCTGATTGATATGTCTCCTTTAGAGACTTAATACAATCTTCCTTTATAATACCGTTGTGCCATAGAAGATCTGCTCCTTCCCTTCGTACGCTAGGGTGGATACTTTCTATGGCCGAAGCCGCGGTAGTAGGGGCTTGGATGTGTGCTACATAAAACATCCCTCGTTCGGTCTCCAGACCGTCTAGTGAGAACGCTCCCATACATTTTCGCTTCGTAACCAATTCTTTACTTATCGTATTGTAAGCCGACAAGGAGTGCGAATGCTGGCCTCTATAAGCATTGAGGTCAGCTAATTCCAATAGTTTATCTAAATCTTTACTACCAAAAATTGCGCACATAAATTATATATATTGTTGAGTTATCTTAATCCAGTCAAATCCATCAACATAGTCAATAGGATCTTGACAACCGGCTTTTACAAAGTTCATGATACGTTCGGCACAAGTTGGACAGGTACCACACGATTTTCCATCTACTGGATTATAACATGAAATCGTATCAGAAAGCAACTCAAATTTATCCATCTCAATAGCAAGTTCTATTTCATCTTGCTTACTAAGTTGACTAAATGGAGCTACTATCTCAACACTATGTGTTCTATTTTGCTCAGCAACATTATTTAGGCTATCTACAAATCGCTGAGACGTATCCCAGTAACCATATTCGTCATGAACTTGAAGACCAGTAAAGACATGCGATGCCTTTTGTACTTCAGCTAATGACATAGTCATAGATAACATAATTAAGTTTCTAAAAGGTACGTAAGTAGGTGGCTGAGGATCACCAAGTACGTCTTGTATAGTAGGCATATTAATATCTGTACCACCAATATTAGCAGACATAGGTCTTGCAATATCACCAAGCACATTTAAGTCTAATATTCTATGACGTATGCGTAACTTATTACAGAGGGCAAAAGCTCTCTCTAACTCTACACACTGCTTCTGACCATAGTCGTAGCTTACAGCAGACACTCGCTCTGCACCGTACTTAGCTACCAATAACATAGTCATAACAGATGAATCAAGACCACCGGAGAGCACAGCTAAGACGTTCTTATCAGTGTCTGGCAACCTATCTAATGCATCTTTTAAACTTAGCTTCATATTAGTAATTGTTTCACTCCGAGTACATAATTCTCTGCTGCATCTTCAGCCCATGCTTCTGATTTACCAGGATACATTTCTTGTTTAACTTCAGCACCATCTACAAAGAAGGTACACCCATATACTCCGCCTTCAAAGATAACTCTCGCCATCTTATTAGCATCAACGTATTCGCTTAAAAATTGAGCCATTATTGCCTCGCTGTTTTTCTATGAGGCTCATCGCTATCAACTAAACCTAATGCATAAGCATCTATAAGGTCATACGACGTCGCTCTAATAGGGTTAATATCAATACCACCACGTCTAGTATATAAACATGCTACTAAAATCTCTGTATCGTCAGCAAGCATATCTTTTAATCTCTTAAATACACACTCACAAATCTCTTCATGGAAGTGATTCTCTTTTCTCATACTAACAATATAACGCATTAACGATTCAGGCGTTACACAATCTTCACCACTAATGTGGATATAGATATCACCCCAATCAGGCTGATTAGTAATCCTACAGTTAGATCTTAGGGCACTAGATGTAACTTGGAAAGGCATAAAGCCTAACATAGGAGCTCTATCTAGTGTATCAGGACTCTCTTCGTACTCAGAAAACTCTATATCTTCTACTTCAATTAATGATTCAAGTCGTACGAAATGCCCTGTAATAGGAGCTACAGGTAGCTCATTCTGCTCATCGTAGTGAAAAGTAATATCAATATCACACTCAAGTGCATCACCGATATCTTCTTGCATCGTTCTCTCAACATTACGTATAGCATTAGTAATAGTATTGCCCATCTTATGCATATTATATGAGTTCATATATAGCTTAAGAGATTTAGATTCAACAATACATTCACTATCAGATGGGTAAACTAACTTAACTACTCCACTAACAGGAAATCCATTCTCTAAAAGGAATGATACTTCATAACAATTCCATGAGTCATATCCAACAAAAGGCAGATCATCATCATCAAT